TGTTTTCCTCCGTAATTTCGGGCTTTTTTTCCTTTCGTTGTAACCATATTAACTCTAAACGGAGGAGATAGCAAGCGGCTAAATCTACAGAAAATGAGGTCAAAAGATTGTGTAGAATACACGCTTGCAATCCTTGCGATTGTATGGTAACATACCGTACAATGGAGGAGGTGCCGCCTTATTTTTTCGCCTCGGATACGGTCTGGAAACTGTCGATTTCGGGAATCAGAGCAAGGGAAGAACCATTCTCCCACCGCATATGAATGCTGCCCGCATCATCAATGTGCGTGACCACACCAACTGTTCCGGGAAGAATCGGATATTTTTCATTCCGCATAGAAATCAGCTGTAA